GTCAAGTCTTTCCATATAAATGGCAAGCTTAATGTTAACGTCTTCATCAATAGAGGTAGACATAGTTATGGAAGTAGGGGGAGCCGTTGCTACCAATGGCTCCCCCTACTGGTGGATTACGCACTCAAATCCATAATTTTGGCTTGAGTCCATATGTTCTTGCATCGCATTTCTGCCATCGTGTACAACAGTCCACGAACCACAAGAGCATTAGCAGCGAAGTAATCACGGTTCTCAACATACTGAGTAGGTTGAGCTACCGCAATCTCTAGGTAATCCGTATCCAACACATAAACGTTGGAACCTAGAACTGCGTCATTAGTTGCTACCGATTTAGCTACATCCGCATCAGGTAAGATGGGGATGCCTTGGTAAGTTGCCAACACAAGTCCAGTGCGAGTACCTGGGAAGGTACGCTCAGAACCTACACCAACCTGGAATTCTTCCTGGCCCATGTAGCGTTGGGCTGAGTTAAGCAACCGCTCCAAATTGAAGTACTGGTCGTGTCCAAGGAGAATTAGCTTTGGTTCTCCTCCGTTTTCACGAATCTTCTGGATGGCGGTATCCAACAAAGTTAGAGTCAACGCCCTTCCAGTACCAGAGTTGGAACCTACCGAAGCAGCAGCATTCCAAGCACCAGCAGTACGGTCATTCAGAGTTAGGTCATAAGCTCTAGTACGAGCTTGTCCACCACCAACAGCCATCGCATCTTCTGCGGTAATGTCATCAATGGAGGATAGTCCCGCCCTGCTATAAACATAAGCTACATCCCCGTCAGCAAACGTAGTGCCAGTAGCAATCGTTACAACACCCGTAGAGGTGTTAACAGCAGAGACTACAGAACCGCTAGTGCGGTCATGGCCTGAAGCTGAAGTATCGAATTGAGCTACTGAATCACCAACTTTAAAGTTAGCAGCTATAGCAGCAGGAACAGTGAAGGTAGTAGTAGCACCAGCCGAAGCTAGGTATGCGCTACCAGCCAACAACTCCTCGTTGATTTCCTTCACATGGTCTAGTTGAGCATGTTCATTCTCCATCGCCAGCACATCCCCAATACCGCCTTCCAACTGTGCGGTGAAGACGGACTTCACGGATGCACCGAAGGTTGTTGAAACTATACGAGGCAAGCTCGATACAGTTGCAATATTGGAAATGTCCACGGTTGGGAGACTGCCAGTTTCAGTTACGGGCCTGGAACGTCCAGCACCCCTATCAGTTCTGACACGCCAACCAGCGGTATTGCCCCACACTGTACGTGGGACTGCATTGAAGAACCTAGTTTGGTTGTTCAACGCCTGCCATACTTTACGTCCATAGGTGGTGTTGAAAATGCCAGTAGCACTGTCAACAGTAAAGTAGGACTGTTTCATCAAATATTCAGGGCCAAATACCGATTGGTACAAACCCCGTTGAGATTGCGCCAAATATTCAGACAATGAGGGATTAGCCATCTCTTGTCCTCCTTTTCTTAATTAGTTTATTTTAGCCTAGGAGTTCCCGTGGTACTCCTTCAGTTTGGCCCATTTCAATATTTTGCTGCAACTTTCTGAGTTCACCGTATGACAAGTTAATCAACTGGTCAACAGTGTCGCCTGCATTCTGGGCTTTCTGTATGACAGTAGTACCATCAACACCCAGAGAATCACCAGACTTTAGTTGGGGAGCAGCCAAGCCACGCTCCTCACGGAAGCCCATCTTTCTCAAGCGGCCTTCAGTTTCATTAGAGATAGCCTTTTCCATGTTCGCTTCATACGCAGCTATCTGCTTTTTAAGGGCATCCAACTGCATCTTCATTTCGTCCATGTCATCGTCAGGGTCTGGGTCATCATCCTCACCTTTCTCTTCTACGGGGAAATCAGGCTTTTCTTCTTCATCCTCATCATCGTTTTTAGAATATCGTTTTACAACATCTTCATCTTCTTCTTCATCATCTTCAGCAGCAGCCAAACGTAGCAATGCAGCTTGGATAGTCTTCTGTTGGTCTTCTATCTTAGTGCCAATAGGTGCGCCTTTCTCAGAATCATCTGCATTAGCACCAGACTTTCCAGTAGCTTTTGCTGAACGAGAATCACCACTCACATCCAAACCTTTCTCTTCTGTTTTGGTTCCTTCCTTTAGCAACTGAAAAACTTCAGTAGCCACAGCCTTAACTATTTCCTGCTGTTCATATCGAGATTGTTCTTTCTGGATACGGTCAATTTCAACAGCATCTTCTTTAGAGAGTCGAGAGTCCATTTTTTGGAGAACTTCAGCCACAGCAGCCAAAGCCAAATTCGTGCCTTCCATTTGCTTTTCCAAGCGGTCAGAAACATCTGCCATAAGAATTTCCTCCTAATATGTGGCAATTCCAGCCCATTCCGTAATT